CAGTGGTGGATGATGTGTTACCCTGTGTTTCACCGCGGGGGGCTGTCCGCGTCGCTTTCCGGAAGCCGCGTGATCGGTGGGCGTTGGCACCTTCGGGTTGGTGCTTTCGCTCAACGGTCACCCGGCGTCCGCCAGCCGATCGGTCCTGTACTAGATTCGAGAACGTCCCGGGTGGTTTCACGGCGTGGAAGTCTCCCTCGGGGAAACTCAGGGCAACAAAACCCCAAACAGAATCGGTGTCTAGGCGCGAGAAGACACGAATGCAAACTGTGCCTAGATTCTCCTTCGCCTCATCGCGAGCGAAGGTGTTCAGATACTGCCGGGGGAAAGAGAAGGGTACATCCAAGTATCGCTCTTCACTCAACTGGGGCACAGACATGACGTGCTGGGTGGCGGGCACCCAGTCAACGGGCATCTGCGGGCCAGAAGTGGTGGTCAACGGTTCCCAATGCATGACGACGAGGCCTGCCTGTGTTGGGCGTCCGTTGAGGAAGAGGTGGATTCTTGGGGTTCCCCTCCAGTAGTTCATAGTAGTCCAGGGGATGTTTTGGATGGCAGATTGACCTTGTCCAGGGGTGGGCTCGTTGAGGTCCAACATGCCGAAAGGGATGGTTGCCCGGAAGAGCACCGTTCCTTCGGCCTGGTTTGGTGTCCACTCAAACGAAGCTTTAGACACGATCGTTCTTTGTCCAATCATCATGTCGAGCGCAGGCTCAACCATCGGCACGCGAGCGGGAGTGGGGTTCCGGAGGACATCTCCGGACCCAACGCACTTCCCGGGGTCGCTGACATTGATGATGCCTTTGGTTGGGCCTTGAAACTCTCCAATCTCCCCAGACTCTGGGAACTCTCGAAGTTGGGGTATGTCGGAACCGAAATCGAAATCGGCCACAGTTTCCGCGTACGCGAGCCTGTGAGTCTCCTCAGCAGGTACTATCTCACCGATCTCCCGAAGGAGCTCGGCATTTGATATGACGGCGGGGTGTGGCAACGAATAGATGATCCGTTCGACAAGTTGTTCGTAGTCCTTGCGCGGGTGAGGGCTCGCAAAGCGTAGTGCAGTGAGGATGTTCTCTTCCACTGTGGATTGAGGCGTCTTGAGCCAGCAGAGCATTTCGTTGATGGTCTCCATGGGGATGATCCCCATGATTCCATACTCTGACTGGTGTGGAACGCACCCACAGAAGGTCGTCTGCATGAAGCTCACGGGATCCCCGCTCGTGCAAGGGGTTTTGTCGGCGTTGGTGTAGGTGATACCGAGATCGGCCATGACATCGGCATGGACTTTGGCGTCGAAGTAGGGCAGGGCCTCCTTGGACACCGTCCACAGGTTGTCGTCTCCCATGAAGAGTCCATACCAGTGTCGGTCGAAGTCCAGCGGCACACCTGCAATTAGCCAACTGATGTTGAAGAGCATGCGGTTTACAACGCAGTTGATGAGGGTAGTCAACGGATGGCCAGAGAATTCACCTCTTGTGAAGGT